TTTTGATAAAGCATCTCTTATTATAAGACAAGTAGGATATAACTTGAAAAAGAAGTAATTATGCCTTTAAATTCAACGTCAGTTATTAAAGTTGTTGACCTTTTATGTGAAGGACAAATTGAAGGTCTTGTTAAAGGAAAAGAAAGTATATTTTTAAATGAAACACCAGTAAAAAGTCCTGAGACAAAAGCTTTAAATGTTCCTAAAAAACATTTTAAATTTGAGTTAAGAGAAGGAACAAGAACTCAAGCACAATTAAAAGATTATCAAATTGGTGGTGCATCAAATTTAACTAATATTTCAGAAGAAATAGGAGAAAATTACAGTGAAACTGTAGATGATAAAAATAAAGTAACAGAGAGAAAATATGGTGCAGGTAAAAAAATAATACAAATAACAGATCCACAGACAACATCAGTAGAATTTTTGTTCACAATTCCATCATTGTTTTGCACTGCAATGGAGGGTATTGCAAGAGGCCAACTTTTTAATGCAAAAGTAAGAATACAAATCCGTTTGAAATCGAAAGGCACTGGATTTAATAAAATAATAGATGAAACTTTTGAAGGTATTTCAACTTCTGAATATCAGTTTAAAACACCACCAATAGATTTAACAGAAGATGCTGAAGGTAATGAACTTGAAGCACCCTTTACACTAAAAATAACAAAATTTACTTCAGACAAAATAAAAGGAAAAACTGGTGAAGAGGATTATGAAGTTAAGGAAACTGATTTTGAAGATTTACCTAAAAATACAGCATTGGAAGGTACTAGAGGTAATAGAGTATTTCTCACATCAATGATTGAAAGACAAGATTTTAAAAGTCGTTATCCATATACAGCTTGTGTAGGTTTATCTATATCAACAGAAGCCTTTTCTTCCCTACCCACAAGAGCATATTTAATAAAAGGATTAAAAGTAGCTATCCCCCACAACGCAACTGTAAGAGATGATGGAAGTTTAGAATTTAATGGAGCATTTGATGGAAGTCTTTTACAAGATGAAGATGGTACGATCTTAAAAAAATGGACAACTTGTCCTGTTTGTATTTTCTACGATATGCTCACAAGTACAAAACATGGAGCAGGGGATTTTATTAAAGAAGCAAATACAAGTTGGGTTGATTTATACCCACTTGCTCAATATGCAAATTATGAAGTAGACACTTTAGAAGGTAAAGAGCCAAGATTTGCTATAAATACTGTCATAGGCGCACAGAATGATGCTTATAAGGTCTTACAAAACCTTGCTAGTACATTTAGAGGTATGACGTATTGGGCTGCTAATACAGTTAATGTGGGGGCAGATCATGGTAATTTAGATCCTGACGAAGATGTTGACCCTGTTCATATTTATAACAATGCAAATGTTATTGATGGAGTGTTTAGGTATTCTGGAACGTCTTTAAAAACAAGATCAACTTCAATAAGAGTAAGATATAACGACCCAGATAATTTATACAAACCTAATGTGGTTGTTGTTGAGGATTATGATTTAATTACAAAGTATGGTTTTCAAACTAAGGATTTGATTGCTTTTGGTTGTTCTTCTAAATATCAGGCAGAAAGATTAGGAACTTGGATGTTAAAAAGTGAAGAATTAGATGCAGATGTTGTAATTTTTAAAACAGGTTTAGATGGTTTAGCTGTGTTACCTAGCCAAGTTTTTGCAATAGCTGATGAAATGAGGGCTGGAACTAGATTAGCTGGTCGTGTAGGTTCTGGTTCAACCACTTCTCATGTTGTTGTAGATCAAGATTATACTACGGTTTTGACAGATATTAATTCTACTACAGATACTATTAGTTTAACTTTATCCGATGGAACCGTAGAAAAAATTAGAATAAATGCAATTACTTCTGATGGAAGAATAAATTTATTAACAGCACCATCTTCTGCACCATTACAAGATTCTGTTTATGTCATAGAAAGAAGTACAGTACAAGCTCAAAAATTTAGATGTATTGATGTAATAGATAACAATGATGGTACTTATACAATAGAAGGAGTGCAGTTTAATGATTCAATTTATAGAATCGCTGATACAAATTCAGAATTAAAATTTACCGATATTACTGCATTTGATGAAACTCCGACACCTCCTGTTAATTTACAACATACAGTAATTGTCACTAACACAGTTTAACCATGTCTAGTAAAGCAATTTTCAGTTGGTCAAGAGGTACAAATGGGCCTTCTGTAGGTTTTGAAATAGAATATCAAATTGGTGGTGGTTCACTTAAAAAAGCAAGTACAACAGATACAATTTTTGAAATAGATAATTTATTACCTAATTCACAAGTAACTTTTAGAGTTAGGTCTGTTGGGATTTTTCCTAATATAAAATCATCAGCTTTTTCAGAAATAACAATAACAGTACCAAAAGCATCTATTCCATCTACAACTTCCCCTGTTGTTCCAACAGTATTACTACCACCAGACCCTACAAATGTATCTGTAGAAGCTACAACAAAAAATGAAGCGATTATTAAATGGAATATTCCTTCAACTTATACAGGTAATAAGGAAGAATTAGTTGCAATAATAAGACATTCAGCTTTAACAGATGGCACTGGTGTTTGGCCTGATAGCAGTTTGCTTAGAGAAGTTGCGGCTGTTACTGATTATTTGATTGTTCCGTTAATGAACGGAGAATATTTAGTAAAATTTAAAGATAAAGAAAATAACAAATCTGCAAATGCTACGAGTGCTGTTATAAATCTACCTGATGAATTACCGAAATTATTAGTTCAGACAACAAGAGAAGATCAAGGAGCTGCACCTTTTGCTGGTCAACGTAATGACTGTTTATATTCTGATGAATTTGATGCACTTGTTTTAACTACAGAGGATCTTATAGATGACATAGCTGATTTTGAAGAAGGTTATTTACAGAACATAGATTTTGGTAATACTTTAAAATCTTCAGGTGAATATTTCTTTGAAAATACTGTTGGACTTGATGGTATTTTTACAGTTCAATTCAATAGAATTTTAAAAATGAGAGGTTTATATCCAAACGACTCTATTGATTTACATTTAACAAATATTGACCAATGGAGTGACTTTGATGGTGCATTACCAGATGAAACAAATGGCATTTTAAAATTTAGAAAAAGTAATGATGCTGCAAGTGATGACGAAATACAAGATGAAAATAGTGAGTTTTTATTATTGGAGGATGGCAACAAGTTCGATCAGGAAGATTCAACAACTTATGGTGAGTTCGTACCATTAGAAAATGGAAGATATACAGGCAGAACTTTTCAATTTAAATTAGATTTATCTTCTGAATATAACGATCAGACTCCACTCATTGATGAATTGGGTTTTGAATTATTATTTGAAAATAGAACAGAAAGTAACTCTTTCAGTAGCGGTGCTGGTGCAAAAGCGGTAACTTTTAGTAAAGCCTTTTATCAAACTCCCAAATTAGGTATCACTGCTAGTAATATGGCTACAGGTGACTATTATGTAATTAGT